ACAATGTTAGGCATCACAGTGCTTGGAATAGCAGTGCTTGGAATATTTTCTGTAAATGTTATAGGACCTGATCCATCATCTAAATTTCCTTTACCGCTGTTTGAACCATCACCAGCAACACCACTTACCCTTGTCCAGATATATGTAGATGTTGTTTTGCTTTTTGCTGTTGTGAATTTTCCATTAGGTAAAAAGAATTTACCTTCTGGTGCAGTAAATTTGATAAGTGTGTCAGGTAAAACATATTTGAAGTTGTTACTTGTAAATGTTCCTACTGTAATAGGAGCACCTGTTAAACTGTTTCTAAAATATCCTGTACTGCCATCTGCAATTTCTGTGCTACGTACCCATTCAATATTAATATCACCTGTATTAATTCTTGGAAACTTATCATAATAAAATGCTTTTGTTGGTAAACTTTCAACTTGAGGTTCTACATTGTTTCTAATAATACCTAAGATATCATTTCTAGTTTGGAATGTATATGTTGCATCAGTTTCAAAATAATTTTTATAAAGGATACCGTCATCTGCTATAATGTTTGTAGCAGAATATTTTCCTGTAGGATCAATAATTTCATACTGTCTAGATACACCACTACTTACTCTGTTCACTGCTTTTATTTTAATGACATTAGGACTTGCAGTTAGTGGATATGTGTTGTAGTCTTCACCGGTGATCATTCTATTTTGTGTATAGAAAGCCTGAGGTGCATTAATTCTTATATCATCTGTGCTTTCTGCTGTACTAGCATTTGTTACTGTGCTTTGTAAAGCCATCTGTATTGTTAATGTGTTTGCCTGACCACTTTTATTAAAGTAAGGAACACTTAATACAATACCTTGCATGTCTGTAGCACGAATGCTATATGACAAACCATTTGATGTTCTGTAATAAACTTCAAAGTTACCTCTTGGTAAATCGCCAAAATTACCATCAGCAAAATTTAAACTTACTTGATCATTATCTCTTGTTACTACAGTATAAATTGTTCTTGTATTTTTGTTAATACTGTTATAAACAACATTGCTACCATACACGCTGTTTAATTTTGTCCATTCAGTTTGAGGATTACCATTTCTATCCTTTTGCCATAACCAAACATCACTGTTGTTAATATTAGGAATATCAAGGTTAATAATTTCATTTGGACTAGGCTCTGTAACTGAAAAATCTGAACTGTTTAAAACACCTTGTTTGAAATGAAAGAACCATCCTGTGTTAGGTGAACTGTTTCCTCTTGAATCATTTTGATAAACAAAGCCTAGGCTTCTACCTGGTAATGGTGCTTCTTCTGTTAATGCACCGTCAATAATACCTGCACTTACAACTTCAAAGCCCATTGATCTTCCACCTACGTTTTTGCTGAAGTTATACAAAGGTACATCTGTGTTTTGTGTATTAAGTCTGTACTGCTCGGTTTGAACACCGTCAATAACTGCACTTTGATCTGGCTTACCAAAAACTGTGGTTCCTGGCATGGCACTATTCATAATTGCTGTAAATTGTTCTAACCAGTTTGTGTTAGTATCGTCATTCCAACTAATAAGTCTATTGCTTACATCATTGCCAAGACTGTCAACAATAGCCTCTGTGGTTTGAACACCAATTACTTTAAGTAAACCATTAGCAGGCACATTACGCTTTGGTTGGTATCCTACAAGTCTTGCTAGACGTAGCACACTTTCACGCTTCTGTGCAAGTTCAATAAAATTCTCTCTTGCATTTAGATCAAATCTGTATGACAAACTTTGACCTAAAAAGGCAATTATATCAATCAACGCAAGATATTCACTGCTTTCAATATAGTCGTTGAAATCTTCTGGATAGTTGTTGCGTAGATATTGGATCATAGTCCTACGTAAAGTAGGAAAATCATAAGAACTAAAGTCTGCATTGCTGAATGCACGATAGATCTTATCCCAATCCTCGTTTGCAATCAATGAATTTTGTCTGTTGTAAGTTGCCATACTAATATTTATTTCCTATATTAACTGCGTGGTTTATTTTTATAACAAAGCGTTATCTTGATCAAAATTTAACTGTAAAGTTTCGCTGATATTGTATGAAATATACTTTAATGTTACAATAATCATGATACCGTATTCTTTGCTGTCTATAGCAACATCTTCCAGTTCTACCCTTGGATCTTGTTGAATAACTCGTGTTACATCTTGTACCAAACGCTGTTTTAAGCCGTGAGTTAGTGGCTCGTATAAGTGGTCCCAAACAATGGTTCCAACATTTGGTTGATAAATTTTTTCGCCCTGTCTAATATTCATAGAATTGATTACATCTTGTCTAATCAAATCAATGTCATATCTGCTGGTATTTCTAGTATTATCAGTGGTAGAAATACCTCTATAAAGCCTTGTACTCTGCTCTGTAGTCTGTGCAGGATTAGTGTTAGGTTTAATTGTAATATCGTTATAACGTGCCATACCTATATTTACTCCTACGTTTCAATGTCGTTGTTAGTTTTGTCGACCGTAGTTGGGTTACTATTTTCATGCTCGTCATATGGTTCGTGTGTTGGCACACGCTTCATTATGCTTGTAAATTGTCCTGATGTATAATAGTTGTATCCTGCCCAATCTGCACTAGAACTTTTTCCTAAATGTGTAAACACACCTAAGTTTCTAACATGAGCCGCAACACTAGGACTTGCACTGTTAGCACCAATTGCGGAACTTGCTCCCGGTAAATTTAAATGAACTGCTTCTGTACCATCAATGTAGACGGTCTTATCAGTTTTGACATTTATATTATGACCGTTAGTTGATAAACGTATTTCACCATTTTGTGTTCCTACCTTGTTTGTAGGTCCACTTAGTTCTTCCCAATAATCTGAATTATCTACAGGAATCAACGATAGGTCTTCTGGATTTTGTGTTCTGCTTTTAGCACGATAATATTTTCCTTCCACAGTAACAGTGTAACCTTTGCTGTATGCTTCTGTTGCTACAAACGTATCAGTTAAACTGGCACTAGTATTTGCTTTTAGATCTATGCTTGTTCCGGCACTTATGCTGGTGTTATTGATAGTTGCAAGATCAATATTACCACTTGTAATAGTTGTATCAAATCTATTTTGTACATCAAAATTGTTTGTAATTAAACTTAGATTACCTGTGTCCACAAGTGCGTTTAAACTTCTTAGATTATAATTTCCTTTTACTTCTGTACGCATACTGTTGTATGCCATGTTTCTTAAATTAGCAGACTCTGTTCTAACAAAACTACCTGCTTTAATGTTAACGTTTCTTTTTGCCTCAATGTTAACATCTCTATCAGCAAAAAAATTAAAGTCTGCTTCTGTGCGTAAACTAATACTGTCTTGTGCAAACACATCCATTTTACCATCGCTGGTCAGTTCAATCCAAGCAGTTCCTCGTTTGTTACCAATGTAGATAATGTCGTCAGTGTCATTTAAAAGTATTTGATGTCCGCCTTGGGTTCTTAATCTAATTAAATTGTTTTTACCTTCGGTATCGCCGTCATCCATTACAAAAACATGTCCGCCTCGTTGCGTTACTTGTTTTGCATTTTTATCAGCACCTGTAATAACTTTATCACCTGTATATTTTCCTGGGGTGTTAATTCCAAAAATACTGTTTACAGATTCACGTTGCATAGAACTTGTTGTAAGTCCTCTAGCAGTATCATTTAAAAGTCCTTGTGTTTTTAGTATATTAGCAAGAGGATGCACAGGATATTTTATTTTTTCAGGTGTAACTTGTCCTGCTTGTGCTTTCTTATTATAATTTCCAGTTGGCAAACCTCTAAGCGGTGGTCCGTACGCTTTGAATTCATCACTTGTTACTGCAACATCTGTTCTCGTTGCATAGTCAGGAATTTGATGATTCATTTCTTCTTCAACTATGCCGCCGAGCCAAATTCCTTTGTTAATGCTTCCTCCGATTAGAAGTACAAGACCTTTTGTTCCAACTCTCGGTGCAGGAAACACCATGCCAGCACTCTGTTGTGTATCATCATATTTTTGTGGATTCTCTCCACTGTCTTTATAATCCTTCACACTATAGAAAGGCATTAATACTTGTACACTTATTCTATTGCTTTCAACACTTCTGTTTTGAGATACATTATCTTCTAAACTAACTTCTAGACTGCCTTTTTTTCTGTAGTCAGCATTTTTTTCTACTGTTGCAATAAAAGGTCCTGTGCCTATGCCACTAGCATAACTGTCACTGCGGTGCGGTGAAATTTGTGCACCGCTTTTTTGTTTTCTATCGTAAAATGTTGGCATTTATCTGTTTTCACCTCTGTTTATTCCTGCAATTCTTAGTGCTGATTCAAACTCTGCACGTTCTTCATC